CCTGCTGCCAGTGAACCGCATCCCTCCCCGACGATCCAAGGCCCGGGGCCAACCCCCTGGAGGTGCCGTGACGCTCGAATGTCAGGCCCCCAGCTGCGGCCGGAAGTTCACTGCGGCCCGTTCGTACGCGAAGTACTGCTCGGACGCGTGTCGACGCCGGACCAACAAGGCGAAGAAGGCTGGAGTGGTCATCCCGATGGCCGAGGCGTCACCACCGCCGAGGCCGAAGGCTGACGGCGTGGTCGCAGCGTCCCGCCGTGAGCTCGAGGACGCCGGCCGCGCCGAGTCGTCGCTCGGGCAGGCAGCACTGGCGGCCGCAGCCCGGATCGACTCGAACCATGAGACGGGTTCGGCGATGGCCGCGCTGTTGCGTGAGCACCGGGCGATCATGGCTGAGGCGTTGAAGGGCGCACCGCGGGCAACGTTCGTGGATGAGCTGAAGGCCCGCCGTGACCGTCGACTCTCTGGTTGACGTTGTCGCACCGGCGTTCCGCTGGTCCCCGGCAGACGCAACCGCGACCGCCGACGAGGCGGTCGACCTGGCCGCCCAGGTGGGCCTGGTGCTCGACCCTGAGCAGCGGCTGATCCTGGAGACGGTAATGGCACCGGTCTTCGAGTCGTGCGTGGTGGAGTCGCGGCAGAACGGCAAGACGTGGGGGCTGATGGCCGCGGTCCTGTACGACCTGTTCATCGCCGAAGAGCAGCTGGTCGTATGGTCGGCACATGAGTTTGCGACGGCTATGCGGACCTTCAAGGACTTCAAGGCGTTGATCGGCGGTTCGCCGGTCTTGTCGTCGCTGGTGGCGCGTGAGAACAACGCGAACGGCGAGGAAGGGTTCGAGTTCACGTCGGGGGCTGAGCTGCGGTTCCGCGCCAGGACGAAGGCCGGCGGCCGGGGTCTGGCGGGCAACCGGGTCATCCTGGATGAGGCGTTCGCGCTGGACGACTCGCACATGGGTGCGTTGATCCCGATCCTGGCGACCCGGCCGGGCTCGCAGGTGCGTTACGCCTCGTCGGCGGGGCTGCTCAAGTCTGAGGTTCTGCGGGGGATTCGTGACCGTGGCCGGCCAGGTGGTGACCCGTCGCTGGCGTACATCGAGTGGGCGGCCCCGGAGTCGTGCGTCCTCGAGGACTGTGACCATGAACGTGGCCGCCCCGGTTGCGCGTGTGACGACCCGGATGCGTGGCTGGCAGCGAACCCCGGCCTTCCTCGTAGGCGCGACGACTGGTCGGACTACATCGCCAACGAGCGGCGTGCGCTGCCGGTGGGTGAGTTCACCCGTGAGCGGATGGGTTGGTGGCAGGACCCGGTTGCTGGTGCCGCCGACATGGACATGGCCGCATGGTTGGGCCGTGCGGACGCGAAAGCCGCCCCGGTCGATCCGATCAGGGTGGCGGTGGACTGTGCGCCGGCGGGTACGTCGGCGGCGATCGTGGTGTGCGGTTCGGATGCGCGGGATGTGTCCGACCCTGCCGCGGTGCTCGAGGTGATCCGGCACGAGCGGCGTAACCGGTGGGTGGTGTCGACGCTGGTGTCGATGCGTGAGGAGCTGGGGGAGTTCTCCCCGATCCTCGACCCTGCCGGTTCGGCTGGTGCGCTGATCCCTGATCTTGAGGCGGCAGGGTTCGAGCTGGACCTGCTGTCGGGTAGGGAGTCGGCGCAGGCGTGTGCGGCGTTCACCACGGGTGTGACTGAGGGCCGGTTGTGGCACCGCGACGAGCAGGCGTTGAACGCGGCTGTCGCTGGTGTCCGGCTCCGCCCGGTGGGTGATGCGTTCAAGTTCTCCCGCCGTGACTCGACGGTGGACATCTGCACAGCGGTCGCGGCCGCTGCGGCGTTCTTCCGGTGGCTCAGCGAAACCGACACCGACTACGACATAGAGAGCTCGATCTTCTAGTGGAGGCCGTATGCGTGAGCTTGTGACCTCCGCGGTGGAGATCGTGTCGCTGGCGGCGATTGTCGCCGGTGTGACGTTGCTGTTCGGCGTGGCGTGGGCGTTGATCGCTGGCGGTCTGCTCGGTCTTGGTGCGTCGGCCCTGGTGGCCCGATGAGCATCCTGTTCGGCCGTGAGCGGCGGTCCATCTCGTACCAGGACGTGTGGGGGTCGGGGGCAACGTGGGACCAGTTCACCACTGACAAGGCGTTGGCGTTGGTGCCAGTGTATGCGGCGACGCGGTTCTTGGCGGATTCGGTGGCGTCGCTGCCGGCGAGGACGTACCGGCAGGTGGGTGAGCTTCGGGAGCCGACACGGGCACCCATGCTCTTCAGCAACCCGGCACCTTACGGAACCCCGTATGACTGGTGGCACCGGTGCATGGTGTCGCTGCTGCTGCGTGGGAACGCGTACGGGGTGGTGACGTCGTTCGATAATGCGATGTTTCCTCGCACGGTGGAGTGGGTTCACCCGGACAGTGTGTCGGTGGATGAGTCGGGCATGACCCCTGTGTACCGGCACCGTGGCGGTGTGATCCCGCGGGAGAACATGATTCATGTGGTGGCGTACGCGCAGCCGGGGAGGTTTGTGGGATTGTCACCGGTGTCGGCTTTCAAGCTGACAATGGAGACGGGGTACCGGGCACAGGAGTCGACCAGGGACTGGTATCGGCGTGCCGGTAAGCCGATGGGACACCTGAAGAACTCCAGCAAGATTCTGATCCCCGACGAGGCAAGCACGGCGAAGAAGCGTTACCGGGATTCGGTGAAGGATGGGGACATCCTGGTCACCGGTTCTGACTGGGACCTGAAACCGATCACCGTGTCAGCTCAGGACGCGCAGTTCTTGGCGGCGATCAAGGCGACGGCGACGCAGGTGGCGTCGATCTACGGGGTGTCACCGGAGCGGATCGGCGGTGAGACGGGTAAGTCGTTGACGTACTCCACCGTTGAGGGTGACACGTTGCACGAGTTGACGTGGGCTGTGCGGCCGTGGCTGGTCCGCCTGGAGCAGGTGTTCACTCAACTGCTGCCCCGCCCACAGTTCCTGAGGTTCAACGCGGACGCAATGATCCGGGTTGACCTGAAGTCCAGGTATGAGGCGCACCAGATCAGTTTGCAGAACGAGTGGCAGACCATCAACGAGGTGCGCGCACTGGAAGACAAGCCGCCGGTTTCGTGGGGTGATGAGCCGCGACCGAAGCAACCGGTGCAGGCGCAACGCTCCGAGCCGCCGATCCGTGTGGAAACCACCATCTTGGAGGGCGCGTTCCGCGCTGATGTGGACGTGGATGCCCGCACCGAGATTGCTGAGGGGGCGGTGCAGTCGCCGGTGACGATCTCCGAGGGTGCGGTGCGGATGGATGTGGAGATCCCAGTCGATGCGACGACGGCGTTGACCGAGGACTCCATCCGAGTCGACGTGGACGCCCGCACCGAGGTTGTTGCCGGTGAGCGTCGCGCTGTTCGTAAGACCGTTGAGACCGATGAACGTGGCCGCATCACGGCCATCACTGAGGAGCCCGCCGATGAGTAAGTCGAACGCTACTGAGGCGGACATCATCGCCTTCCTGTTCAACCTGACGGCGATGCCGTCCTATGGGGCGAACCTGTACGTGTCGCTGCACACCGGCGACCCCGGTGAGGCGGGAACGCAAACCACCAATGAGGCGGACTACACCGGGTATGCCAGGGTGTCGGTGGCGCGTGACTCCGGCGGGTGGACGATCTCTGGGAACCAGGCGCAGAACACCGCCGAGATCACGTTCCCTGAATGCACGGGCGGGTCGAACACCATCACCTACGTGGCGATCGGTACGGCATCAAGCGGTGCGTCGCAGATCATTTACTCGGGCGCGTTGACCGCGCCCATCGAGGTGTCAAATCTCATTACGCCCCGATTCCCTGCCGGCACGCTCGTGACGGCGGAGGACTGACATGGCCGAGTCCTACACGCAGGTCCCACCGAACTCCACCGGCAACAAGCTCCGCAGCCGGTCGCGGGTCATCGGTGCTGACACGGTGCATGAGCAGGCCGTGTTCACCGGGGCGATGCCGACGTACTACGCCCTCGCCGACAACGTGGCCTTCGCTGCGAACAAGCAGATGCTGTCGGTGCTGAACGCGGCCGGTTCCGGTGTCGTGGTCGCGCTGAAGAAGCTGTTTCTCATCGACCTGCAGCTGGCGTCGGTGACTGGTGTTGCGTTGCGTCAGGATGTGAAGCGGATGACCGCTCACTCCGGTGGCACGACGATCACCCCGGAGAAGGCTGACAGCCAGAACGCTGCCCTTCCGGCGCAGGTGACGGTGAGGACGGGTGCCACGTCGGTGACCGAGGGGAACCTGATGTTTCCGTTGACGTTCGCCAACGATGAGATCGGCGCGACGCAGGCGTTCCCGTCGGGGACGATGCTGGCGGCGATGAACTGGTTCCCTGAGGGGATTGAGGTTCAGGAGTTCCGCCTCCGTGAGGGGGAGGGGATGACGATCAAGAACATCACCTCGACCACTGTGGGCTCGTTTGCGTACTTCCTGGTGTTCACGGCGGAACCGACGAGCTGATGTCGCTCGCGTCCTGGTACAACCTGGCGTGGTACGGGCCGGCATCATCAGCGTCGGTCATCGCTGACGGGGCACCGACCGTCACGGCGGGGATCAAGGGGTGGGCTGAACCGTCCGGGTCACTGGCCGGGATCGGCACGGTCCCAACCGCGGATGCGACCCGGCTGAAGAACTCACCGGCGAACCTGGCCGGGTCCGGTTCGATCACCGGGGCACTGCCGAAGGGTCGCGCCAGACCGACCGCGCTGATCAGCATCGGGTCGATCCCATCGGCGCAGGACGTGTCCGAGGCGATGCTGGTGCAGAACATTCACGGCCTCGGCATCACCATCGGTGAAGCGTTGTCGCTGGTCACCCGGCTGCTGCGGAACAAGACGATCACCGACCCGACTGGTGGCACCCTGACGGTGTACGCCGACGACGACACCACCCCACTGGTCACTGCCGACCTGTACGCCGACGCCGCCGGGACCACCCCGTATGCGGGGTCCGGGGCTGAGCGCCGCGACCGGCTGGAGTAGCGGTGTCCATTGTCGCCAGGGGGCTCGGACAACCCGAGTCGCCCCTGGTCACCCAAGGGCTGGGGCAGACCGAACCGGCCGCACCGGGCGCAATGGCCGCCCTGCTGGCCGGTGCCGGTTCACTGACGGGGACGCTGACCGCCGACCAGCCCACC